GTGGTATAACGTGGTCAAGTGTCAATGTTCTCACATTTCCATCACCACAGTACACACATTCGTAGTTATCTCGTTTGTAAATGTTAGTACGTGATAGTGGTACTTTGTGTACACGTGTATCAACGTGTTTGTAAATTCCGATAATTGACGGTTTCTTAATATCAAGTTCAGGATTTACCAATTTGAACGATTCAGGGTGTGTGTTGAGTATATCTGCGTTTCCTTTGTAAGAAATCACGAATGCTCTCTCTGTAGTTATAATGCTTTTCGCCATATAACTAGAGTCAATAACTAATGTTTTTCTGTACTTACTCATGATTTCTATTTATTTAATTTATACTGAGCGAGAAATGAGATTCGAACTCACGGCCTTCTGCTTGGCAAGCAGACTATCTACCACTGATATATTCTCGCAATTTATTTGTACCTCTACCAAGACTCCAACTCGGACTGTGGGGTTAGAAATCCCATGTGCTATGCAGTTACACCATAGAGGTAAGTTTACCGAATTTCGTTTCGGTAAGACGTGAATATCGGAACTCCTTGAATTCGGATATTCAATGAGCGGCTACGCCGCTAGTGCGAAGTTGTTATTTCTTCTTATCGTATTAATCTCTTTCTACCATCATAATTACTGTCTAATACCATGCATACCCCGTGTTGTTTCTAATTCTAAGTGGAGTATGTGGGAGTCGAACCCACGTCCAGATAACCTGCTAATAAACATCATTAACTAATACTTGTACTCCTAACTGGAATCGAACCAGCAAGACCGCAATGGTCACTTGGGTTTAAGCCAAGCGTGTTTACCTATTTCACCATAGGAGCAATTTTATTATTTTTATTTCTACAACATTTTTCCAGTCATTCATGTTTTAAGTTTTAAAAGTTGGTATCCCTAGTGGGACTCGAACCCACGTGGTTTGGCTTATGAGACCAAGCTGGTGCCATCTCCAGTCTACCCCGCGATATATTTTTAAGAGTTGTGAGGGTGGGAATCGAACCCACCACTTGAACCTTATGAGAGTTCCGCTCTACCACTGAGCTACATCACAATGTTTATTTTCTACTTAATTTTTTTTTCCAATTCTCATCATTTTCAAATTCAGCGTAAAACGAATAATCACAATAATCATAATCGTTAATAACCGTTTTTGGATTTGGAATTTCTTTACCCTGTTTCAAAAATTGTTTTGAGATTCTACGAATAATTCTATGATACAATCTATGATCTCTACTATCTTTATAGATTGCCTTTTTATAACTTCTACTCATACCAATAAATATTAAGTTGTTCTACCAAGTTCCCAACCGCTGGGAATGATATCACCTTTTTTTATTTTTTGATTCTTAAAGCCGTTAGTCATCCAACATGTACCGTATTGAGAATTATCACATCCAACACCCATTCCTTTACTTGATTCACTCATTTTACGTTTGGATTCTTCTGAATGTTTTTTACCATTCCAATTATAAACATTATGAATACCTGGTATTTTACCATGAGCATGTGCCTTTCTCACCCCGTTTGCTATTTTTTCATATTGAAGTTTTCTGAAATTTTCATCTACTTTAAGTTTTTCTTGTAATTTACCGGCCGCATATAATTGATGATCATAGTTGTAATTAAACCCACCACCGCCACCTACTTTAAGATTCATACAATCTTTTTTAGCGATTTCATTTAAGGTTATAATTTCTTCTTCACGTGATTTTAATTCGTCTCGTGTTTTACAATACTCTAAAATTTCTCGTTTATGATTTTCATCACCGTATTTATTAAGTGAATAACGTAACCGTTTACCACTACCTAGATAACCATCTTCTAAATCATTTGTACTGTGCATTCCAATATAATATTTTCCACTTAAAATATTAGTGGTCTTATAAATGAAATGGTATTGTTTTTCTTTTCTCATAGTTTAATATCCTTACATATATAAATATAAGAAAATTAAATTTTGGTACAAAAAAGAACCAAAAAGTGGAAGATATAGGAATCGAACCTATGCACCAACTACGATGTACAGTTTAGCAAACTGCTGCATTACCACTCTGCCAATCTTCCGAATATGAATACTTAATGAGAATTGAACTCATATGTACGCGTACATCCGTTCCTACGGTCGTATTCAGTATGTTCTACCAAGTGTAAATCCACTTGGAATTATTTCTTCTTTTTTTATTTTTTTATTTATTGTACCGTTGGTTATCCAACGTGTACCAAATTGAGGATTCGGTACAAAAAACGTACATACGGCGACCCTAGAGGGTTTCGAACCCTCATTTTTGAACGGAGACAGCGTAAATCCCATGCCGATTGGGCTCATAAGGTCATTTTTATGGTGGGAGTAGATGGAGTCGCACCACCCGAGTTATTAAACAACAGATTTACAGTCTGCCCCGCTACTACTTACGGAATATACTCCCATGTATGATTGTTTCGGGTACAATCATAAAAACCTTTGTAGAATTTCTACCAATGGTAAAAATCTGTGGAACTAGTGGGAATCGAACCCACCGCACGTACATTGCAAGTGTTCATCGCCAGCCTTGGAACATGTAGCCCCATTTAAATATTTGCATGAGTAGAAAGATTCGAACTCTCATCTTCGGGTTTGGAATCCGCTGTGTTACCGTTATCACTATACCCACATGTTGTTATGAATCCACATTGTAATATTTGACCCATTTTCGTATGGCGTTATCACTTACACCATATAATTTACCAATTTTTACAAATGAAAACTTTTCCGTTAATTCTATTAGTTGTTCCTTTGTTGGTCTTTCGACTTTTCGTGAATGTATCTGTCTACACTCGTCTGAACAAAAGGTTTGTTTTTTCACTAAGTCTAACTGGTGAAAATCAGTTTCACAATGTTTACATTTAGTTATTATAATATCTGCGTAATGACGTTTCAAGTCATAATCATAACCAATCGAATGTGCTTCTTTATGACAATTAGCACAAAGTAATATTACCTTTTCTTTTTTAAGTTGTTCAACACTCCGAGCTGTATTCCACTGATTTATAATTGTAGTTGGTGCATTTTCTTTTATGGTTGGATCTGTGTGATGAAATTCCAACGCGTTTAAACATTTATTATATCCACACTTACAACATTTCCCACCGAATATGTTTACAACTTTTTCTTTTCTTCGTTTTCTAATTTTAGTAACTGCATGTGTCATAGTAATTCCTTTATTATAAATATAACGAAATCGAATTTTTAACATTTGTATGTTAAAAATTATTAACATTCATTATTGGTGTTCCTTGTAGGACTCGAACCTACGATATTTTGGATGTAAGCCAAACGCTTTTGCCACTAAGCTAAAGGGGCTGGTGTGTGGTAAGTCACAACCTACACATCTCCGCACTTATGGTTAACATTCTGGTGACGGATGTTTGTTAGAACCATACATAGTAACCCCGGTGGGTCACGATCCCACGACTTCTGGTTTAAAAGACCAGAGCTCTGCCAACTGAGCTACGGAGTTATAAAAGCCACATTTCGCTACAGACGCGTATTAAATTATTTTATTTTTGAATTACGATTATTACCAATTCCAGCACATCGTCTTGAACAATATATATTTACAGCTGAATTCCCACACACTTTGCATTTATTTTTTTTAATTTTATGTGGATTCTCATCATATAGTTCTATAAAATTACGTCCATATTTAGATTCAGTATATTGAAATTCCTTCTCTAAATCACGCCTAAATAAAACTATTAACGATGGAACTGATTGCATCTTAACCTTTGTTTGTTCAGTTACAAATCCTTTAATTTCTATAACGTTACCATTTTGAATAAAATCCGGTATATAATTTTTAATTTCACCATTCCATTCATACTCATATGATATTGTATTTCGTTCAAATGGATTACCATGTTCTAATTGATAAATAACCCATGCTAACTCATAACTACTATCACACCAAATTCCATTATACCAACCAGATTTACCACGACCACTACCTTTACGATATCCACCAGATTTTCTTTTAGTTGCAATTGATATGGATAATTTATATTCAGCTGAATCATACATACATGATTTACAATATCCTGATTTATTATTTAACATA